TTTTCCGAACGGGGCTAATGCTGATCAGGTGGATGTGACGGTAATGGCCTGGATGCGATTTAGGCAAGGTAACTTTGTGCGGTTGGATGAGGATGATGATGAGGAGCGGGATTTAGAGGCGCGGAGTGTTGAGTATTATTGACAAAAAGGGTATGTTAGCGCCAGTTTTGTTAGGGGTTTTCCATGGCTGAGATTCCTGTTGAGGCGTTAATACGTGAGGCGGCGGCGGGTCGCGGCGTGGACCCTGATTTAGCGGTAAAGATTGCGAGAAAGGAGAGTGAGTTATATCCGAGGGCGAAGAACCCGAGGTCCTCGGCGTATGGTTTGTTTCAGATAACGGACGATACGTGGAAGCAGTATGGTGGGACGCGGGAGAATCGTTACAACATGATGGATAACATCCGGATTGGTGTGGACATTATTGCGTCCAATCGGGATAGGTTTTTGCGGGAGTTTAAGAGAACGCCGGATGCGGGTGAGTTGTACACCATGCATGTGATGGGTCAGACGGGTGGGCCGAAGTTATTGAAAGAAAATCCGAATGCGTTGATGGCGGATGTGGTGTCGCCAAAGGTGATTAAGGCGAACAAGATACCGAAGACGCAGACGGTGGGTGAGTTTATTGCGACTTTGCAGAAGAAGATGGGGTCGAAGGTGGATGCCCAGATGGCGAAGCGCCCGGTGAAGGAGCAGACGGCGGGGACGGTACCAATGCCTGCTGCGCCGAAGGAGACGATGCGTGTTGTTCCGCAGCGTGAGCGGTTGCAGCCGTTAGCGCAAGCACCGGAGGGTGAAGATCAGGTAGGGGTAGTAACAAAAGATGTGTTGGAGAAGTTAGGGCCGAATTATCAGGCGGCGTTAGCGGCGATGACGTTGGGCGACACACGTGAGGATGACGATGATGAAGAGGCGTTATCCGAGCAGTTTGCATCGCGGCAGGAAGAAGAACAGCGCAGGGCTGAAGTACCGCGAAACGTGATTGCTGATCTTGATTTAAGTTATCAGAGCCCGTTCCCGCAAGAGCAGCCAGTGCAGCAGTTTAGGCATGGTGGGATAGTGCATCGCGCCGAGGGGTCACCGATGTATGGTGAGGGCGTACCAGATAGTGGTCCGGTGACGGCGGATACACGTAGGGCGCTGTCTACACGTCAGGGCTTGTCTGCTGCTGAGATGATGCGGCTGTTGAAGGGCGTTGCCGGTGAGGGAGTAAGTAATCTTGAATCTTTGGCTCGTGGGTCCGTGGCTACTGTTCCCGGCGTGGTTGGAGATATTGAGTCTTTTTTTCGTTCCGATAAGGAGCGGAGGTTCGCAACAACCCCCGAAGTAGAGCGGCAGTATTTGCCTTCTCGCCTAACCAAGCCAACAAAAGAGTCAGAGGGTTTTATCGAGGCCGGTACTTTTATTGATCCGACAATTGCGGCAAAGATTGCCAAGCCTGTTGCCAAGGGCACAGCCAAAGCCGCACTCGCAGGATTTAAGTCCGTAAGCCCTCAGTTAGAGAATATCATTCAGAAAGGTGCACCTGCGGCAGAACCGATGTACGTGGTCAAGCCTACGGGCGGCACGACATACCCCGCAAGTATGGTCTCAAAGATTGATGATTATCTCCAGCGTATTGAGCGCGGAGTTACTAGTAACTCCGGAGAAACTAGGCCGAGAATTTTTGAAGGAAATGAGCTAAAAGGTAAAGATGCCAAAAAGATCATTGACTTTGTTAAATCAAAAGGCCGTGATTATTTAACAAAGCGGTATGGTAGCCCTCAAGATGCGATGAAAGAGGCGATATTGGATGGGCGCGTTACTTTAACGGGGGCGGATGCAGAGTTGTTCCCGCCAAGGTTATTAGCAGAAGCCAGAGAAGGTAACCCTGTAGCGTTAGAGCGGTTTGAAGAGATTTATGACAAGTCTACAGGTCTTCGTGGAATTGTAGTAGCGGATGACCTTAACAGAGCTACAGGGGCTCGTGGAATTGCATTAACTGAAGATCTTAAACCCCCAAAAGAAGCTGTTGCAAAACAAAAGGAATGGGAAAAACTTTTAAAAGAAGGCGCTTTGCCGCATGAAATTAATCTTAATGTAGTAGGGGTGCCCCGCAAGGATTTAGGGTATGGCTACGGCTCTGATGCAGAAACAGAATTACGCAAATTTTTATCAGGGGAAAAAGTTCCACCAAAAGAAGCCTCTGGTGTTATGTATGCAGCACGGCACGGTGAGCCTATTTATGACCTAGATAGTATGTATCCACGACTAGAGTATTTAGAACCAGACACAGTAATACCTGCATTGGCCTCAGTGGTAGATGATCTAGATAGGATGTCGTTCCCAGAAGCGTTGGTGCGCGGGATGCAAAAGACAACTGTGTTCCGCAATGACGAAGCAGCAATTTCAAGAGCAGCACAAGGAAAAAGCGTACCGGTTGAATTATTCCAAAGAGGCGTAGAGCCAATAGCTCCCATAGGCGATTTTTCTTTGGTTCGAGTGAAGTCTCCCTTTGCTGTAAGAATGGAAGGGGCAGCAATGAGGCATTCTATTGGTAATTACGCGCTTGATCCTAGTTATGGGTTTGGTGGTAAGAAAGCATTTGAAAGTGGAAAGGCACAAGTCTTTTCTATTAGAAACGCAGAAGGAAAACCGATAGTCTCAATGGATGCGCTTGTATCGGAAAGTGGCTATCCTGTTATTGGTGAGATCAGGTCCATCTTTAATAGCGAACCGAATGAACAAGAAAAACAAGCTATTTTTAAAGCGTTTGATACGTTATTGACTCCGTATTTTGGAAAAGACCCTCGTTTTTTAGAGGGAGCGCTACCTTCAAATACTTATTCGCACTCGAGAGAAGGTCATAAACTTCCTCCTGACCAAAAAACACAGATTGATTGGTGGCAGGCTTATACAAACTTTCTAAGGAAACAAGATGCCCGTTGAACGCATAAACAGCGCCCCTCAAGGCGACATTGAAGTCGATGTGGAGATGGAAAATCTCCCAGAGATTGAGATTGAATTTGATGAAGAGGGCGGCGTTACTGTTAGCCTTGACGAGAGCGAGGATGACGTAGCGTTCGACGCGAACCTTGCGGAAGTTGTTCCGGAAGACGTCCGCTCCAAGATTTCCGAAGACCTCATGATGTTGTTTGAGGCGGATGTCACGTCGCGCGATGATTGGGAAAAGCAATACGCACAGGGCTTAGAGTTGCTTGGCTTCTCAATGGAGGAGCGCACCAAGCCGTTTAAAGGTGCGTGTGGCGTGTACCACCCACTGCTGTCCGAGGCGATTGTGCAGTTCCAAGCACAGGCGTTGAAGGAGTTAATGCCGTCAGGTGGCCCTGTTAGAACACAGGTATTGGGCAAAGAGACGCGTGAGAAGTTGATGCAAGCCCAGCGTGTTCAAGAGTTTATGAACTACCAGATCACCACGGTCATGCAGGAATATACCCCTGACTTTGATCAGTTGCTGTTCTATGTGGGCTATGGCGGTTCGGCGTTCAAGAAGGTGTACTACGACTTTGACAAAGGTCGGATGGTAAGCAAGTTGATCCCTGCGGATAACTTATACATCCCGTACAACGGCTCGTCAGTGATGAGTGAGTGTGAGCGCATCAGCTACAAGTTTCCGATGTCGGTGAATGCGTATCGCAAGGCTGTTGCGCGTCGCCAGTATTTGGATATTGCAGAGGCCACAAGCATCCAAGAGCAGACACAGATTGTTGAAGCGAAGGATAAGTTGGTAGGTCAAACACCTGCTGGTGATGAAGAAGAGATGATGTTCATTGAGTTTCAGGTGGACTACGATCTCCCCGGCTTTGAGGATAAGGATGAAGAGGGCGAGGCAACGGGCATCAAGCTCCCGTATGTCATCACCATTGATGAGACCTCAGGCAAGGTAGTTGGTATCCGTCGCAACTGGATGGAAGGCGAGGAAGAGAAGAAGCGCAAGGAGTATTACGTTCATTACCTGTTGGTGCAGGGCCCCGGTGCCTATGGCTTGGGCTTTTTGCATTTGATTGGTGGCTTGTCTAAGACAGCGTCGGCTGCGCTGCGTCAGTTGGTAGATGCCGGTACGTTGTCCAACCTGCCTGCTGGTTTTAAAGCGAAGGGCGCACGGATTGAGAATGATGACGTGCCGATCTCTCCGGGCGAATGGCGTGACATTGATGCCGGTGGCATGGAGATATCGCAGTCGCTCTTGCCATTGCCGTACAAAGAGCCAAGCCAGACGTTGTTCGCGCTTCTAGGCTTCTGTGTGGATGCAGGCCGTCGGTTATCGTCGATTACGGATTTGCAGGTAGGGGATAGCAATCAGAATGCAGCGGTAGGTACGACGATTGCGTTGTTGGAGAAGGGTTCGTCGGTGATGTCGGCAATCCACAAGCGTCTGCACTATGCGCAGAAGCTTGAATTCCAGCTTTTGGCAGAGGGGTTTGCTGAGTACTTGCCGGATGAGTATCCGTATGATGTGCCGGGGGAGACTCGGAAGATTAAGCGAAAGGACTTTGATGATCGTATCGATGTTCTGCCAGTGTCTGACCCCAACATTTTCTCGATTGCCCAGCGCATCACTATGGCGCAAACGCAGTTACAGTTGGCTCAAAGCGCCCCGCAGATGCATAACATGTACGAAGCCTATCGGCGCATGTACGAAGCCATCGGGGTGCGGGATGTAGATGCCATTTTAATAAGCCAGAATGTAGATAAGCCAAAAGATCCGGCCAGTGAGAACTCACAGGCGTTGGATGGGGTGCAGTTGAAGGCGTTTGCCGGTCAACAGCATGATGCGCATATCATGAGCCACATCTTATTTGGTCTGTCCCCAATTGTTGGGGCGATGCCAAACGTCGGTATTACCATTCAAAAGCATATTTTTGACCACATCACCAAGAAAGCGGAAGAGTTTGTCGAGGCGGAGCTGTTTAAGCAGTACGGTACTGACCCAGACCAGCTAATTTCCCCGCTCCAGCGCGAGGCAATGGTGGCGTTGAAGGTGGCTGAGTTCTACCAGCAGGCAAAACAGTTGCAAGAACAGCTATCTGGGGCAAATCAACAGCAGCCAGACCCGTTGATTGAGTTGAAAAAGCAGGAGTTGGCGAATAACGCACAGCGTGATCAGGCCAATGCTCAGATTGCCCAGCAAAAATTAATGCTGGATCAGCAAAAAGAGCAGAATGATATGGCGGTGGATCAGGCTAGATTGCAGCAAAATCAGCAACTAGCGGCAGAACGGAACGCTGTTGCATTGATGAAACAAGCCGGTGGCGCTCAAGGAGGGCAAAGACGTGAATAGGAAGCCTGCAAAAGTGATGCAAATGCGGTCAAAGCCGCCGAAGGCCCCCAAAATTGTTTCACGTGAAACAATTAGCCAGCCGAAGCCGACCTATGTCTATCGCAAAGATGCTTTTAAAAAAGTAAAAATCACATAAAAGTGGTGTTTTTATAGAAATACACATGCATAATAAGCATGTAGCCTTCAGATAGGGCGTGTACTGTCTGCGAACTTGGGAAAAACCATGCTTCAGTTTAGTGAAAGTGTCTTATACGCCATCCGTGCGCTTAAAAAACAGACGGAAGATTTGGTAATTACCGGATCAGTGCGGGACATGGAGCAATACAAGTTCCTGATGGGCCGTCTTGAGGGTTACAAATTCGTGGAAGATGCCATTTTGGCACTTCTAAAGAAAAACCCTGAAGAATAAGGACTCATCAGCATGACAAAAACAGCGCTAGAGCAGAAATGGGAGCAAGAAGCCGTTCAGGAGGCTGAAGAAGGGCCTACTTTGGACGACGCTTATGCAGATGACGGCAGTCTTGTCGTTGAAAACCTTGAAGGCTCCGTTTTAGATCGCATCCCCCGGCCCACGGGCTGGCGTGTCGTTATTCTCCCCTACCGTGGGGCAGAAAAAACCAAAGGCGGCATCGTTCTTGCCGAACAAACAAAAGAAAAGCAGCAACTGACCACGGTTTGTGGCTATGTCTTGGCGCTGGGTGATCTGGCGTACAAAGACGAAGGTAAATTTCCCAATGGTCCTTGGTGTAAAGAGGGTGATTGGGTAATTTTTGGCCGTTACGCGGGTGCGCGCATCGGTTTGGACGGCGGAGAAATCCGGATTCTTAATGATGACGAGATTCTCGCCCGTATCAATAATCCAGAAGACATTCTGCATATGTGAGGACAGTTATGACCAATACCGTACCGGATACGCAACTGGAATTTAACCTTGGCGAGGAAGAACAAGAAGCCTTGGTTGAGTTGCCAGAGCAGGAAGAGCAGCAAGACGCTGCGGAAAACCGAATTTTCACCCAAGAGCCAAAGCAGGAAGAAGAGGCAGCGGCTAAGAAGAAGCAGCATAGCGAGGAGTTGGACAACGTCAGTGAGAATGTCCAGCGCCGTATTGCTAAACTGACAGCAAAGATGCGGGAGGCGGAGCGCCAGCGCGAAGCCGCTATTGAATACGCCAGAAACGTCCAAGCCCGTGCGCAGGATTTGGAGCAGCGCTTAGTTCAGACGGACAACAGCCGTTTGACAGAGACAAAGTCGCGGCTTGAGACCCAGACAGCTACGTTAAAGGCCATTATCAAGCGCGCTCGGGAAGAGGGCGATATTGATACTGAGACAGAAGCCCAAGAGCGGCTCTTACAGCTTTCTTTGGATCAGCGGCAGGTCACTGAGTGGCTTGCGCAGCAAGAGCAACAGAAGCAAGAGCCGCAGAGACAGGAAACTGCTTATCAGCCTCCGGCCCAACAGGTGCAACAAGCGCCACAACGGCCTACACCAAGCAAGCGCGCAGAGGATTGGGCGGCAACCAATGAGTGGTTTGGTAAAGACCGAACCATGACCTATGCAGCATGGGCGATTCATGCCGATTTGATTGAAAGAGAGGGGTTTGACCCTGAATCGGATGAGTACTATACTGAATTAGACAACAGGATTCGGAATGAGTTTCCACATAAGTTCCGGCCTGCTTCTGAGCCTCAACAGAGACCACGGCAGAACGTGCCAGCCGTGGCTCCTGCTGCCCGAAGTTCCGGGGTAAATAGTGCACGCAAAACGGTGAGATTGTCACCGAGTCAAGTTGCTATGGCAAAGAAGTTGAATGTTCCTCTTGAGGAATACGCCAAATACGTGAAGGAGTAAAAAATGAGCCAAGAGAAACTTACTATCGACCGTGCTCCTCGCACGTCACGCGAGAAAGAGACACGTCGCAGACCTTGGACTCCTCCGTCAAGGCTAGATGCACCACCTGCCCCTGAAGGTTTTCAGCACCGTTGGATTCGTGCAGAGATCAACGGGTTCGAAGATAAGCAACACGTCTATGGCAGACTTCGCGAAGGCTATGAGCTTGTCCGCAATGAAGAGCTGCCCGAAGACTACCGCAATACCCTGCCTACCATCGAAGATGGTAAACATGCAGGTGTGGTAGCCGTTGGAGGCCTGATGCTTGCTCGTATCCCGAATGAGACACTCGCCGAACGTGGTGCTCATTACAACCGTAAGGCGCAAGACCAACTTCAAGCAGTAGACAATGAGTTGATGCGTGAGAACGCACACTCGACAATGCGGATACATGCTCCAGAACGGAGCACTCGCACTACTTTCGGTGGTCGTTAAGACTACACAACCCTTTAGGAGCTATACATGGCAAACGTAGATAAAGCCTATGGTCTCCGCCCTATGGGTAACCTTTCTGCTACTGGTGCACAGAAGCAGTTTGGTTATCTCATCGCGGACAACCAATCAGGCGCTATTTATCAGGGTGATCTGGTCACACTGAAGAATGGTTACATCGTCAAGTTTGATGCTACTCTGCACAAAGTTGCAGTTGGTGTCTTCAACGGCTGTAACTATGTTGACCCCACCTCAGGCAAGCCGACTTGGAGTAACTACTATCCCGGTTCGGTCAATATCACAACCGGCCAGATCACTGCCGATGTCATCGACGATCCGAATCAGTTGTTTACGATTCAGGCGGACGAAGATATCGTTCAGACTGATTTTGGCAAACAGGCAGACATTGCTTACGCCGCAGGTAGTAATGTAAGTGGCGTGTCGGGCACTGAGTTGGATTCGTCTTCTATTGCAGAAAGCGCAACTAAGGTGCTAACACTTGTTGGTCTGTACAACATTCCGGGCAATTCTTTGGGCGAAAACTTTACCCAAGTGATTGTAAAGATCAATTGCCATCTCTATGGCAGCCAAGGCGTTGTTAATAACGCCCCGGCCTAATAGGAGCTAAATCATGGCTATTTCTCGTTCGCAACTTGTAAAAGAGCTAGAACCCGGCCTGAACGCTCTGTTCGGGATGGAGTACAAGCGCTATGAAAACGAGCACGAGGCGATTTTCTCAATTGAATCGTCTGATCGTGCCTTCGAAGAAGAGGTCATGCTGACCGGCTTCGGCGAAGCCCCGACCAAGAACGAAGGTGCTGGTGTCAACTATGACTCCGCACAGGAATCGTTCACGGCTCGTTACACCCACGAAACCGTTGCTTTGGCATTCGCTCTGACTGAAGAGGCCATTGAGGATAACCTCTATGACCGCTTGGCTTCGCGTTATACCAAGGCACTGGCTCGTTCGATGTCTTACAGCAAGCAAGTCAAGGCCGCATCGATATTGAACAATGCGTTCAATACCACTGGTCCTTACAACGGTGGCGACGGCGTTTCCCTGTGTAACGCCAACCACCCGACTGCACTGGGTCCAAACTTCAGCAACGTGCCAACTACGGCCGCTGACTTGAACGAGACCTCGCTTGAGCAGGGCATCATCGATGTCGCTGGTTTCACTGACGAACGTGGCCTGAAGGTCGCTTTGTCGGTTCGCCGCATGATCATTCCTAAGGAACTGCAATTTACCGCAGAGCGCCTGATGAAATCGACCCTGCGTACCGAAACCGCAGATAACGACATCAACGCCATCAAATCAATGGGCATGGTTCCAGAAGGTTACTTCGTGAACCACTTCCTGACCGATCCGGACGCATGGTTCCTGTTGACCGACGCTCCGAACGGCCTGAAGATGTTCCAGCGTTCCAATATCAAGACCGCCTTTGAAGGTGATTTCGATACTGGCAACGTCCGGTACAAGGCTCGTGAGCGTTACAGCTTTGGCTGGTCTGACCCCCGTGCAATTTGGGGTTCGGAAGGCTACACTCCTGCCTAATTAGGAGAACGAGAAAAGGGGCCATTTGGCCCCTTTTCTTTTATTGGCAATGGTGTATATTGCCAATATTCCGGGATTCCCGGTGTATTCGACAGTCCCGGCTGACGACATGCAGACGAATACGCCTAACTCGCATGTGAGGACAACATGGCTAATACCACTTTCACCGGGCCGGTGATCTCTGATAACGGCTTTATCGGCCCCGACGTTGTAACCGTCAAAACCGCTGCAAGCACTTTGACTGCTGCTGATAGCGGAAAAATCATCTTCTTGAATTCGGCTACTGAGTTTGCCACCACGCTTCCTGCTCCTGTGTCTGGCCTTCGCTTTACTTTTGTTGTCAAAGCAGCACCAGTAGGTACGCCTTACACCATCGTTACCAATGGCGGCGCAAACATCATCAAGGGTATGCAGTTCAATGCTGCCGGTGTCGCAGGTGATACTGGCACTGCTGACGATACTATTACCTTTGTGGCAAGCTCTTCGGTTGCTGGCGATCGTGTGGATTTAATTTGCGACGGCACTAACTGGTTCGCTTACGCCTACTGCACACTAGCGGCATCTATTACCTTTACCGCTACCTAATTAGGAGGTCGCCATGGCGTACATGAGCGATTTACAAAGTACCTATCGCAATAATGACGGGTTCGTTTTTACTGGGCGTACCCGTATCAAAGCTATTTATGTGTCTCCTGACACAGGCATTGGGTCGATAGTACTTAGGGATGGCGGCGTTAGTGGCACTGTTTTGTACAAAATTGACGTCCCTGCGGGGAGCAGTGCCATTTATATGTCACTACCTGAGGATGGCATTTTGTTTAAAGATGGTGCCTATGCAGATTTAACAACTGTTATTTCTGCCACATTCTTCTGGGCATAAGGAGCCGAATCATGATGATGAAGATGAACAAAAAGCGTAAGAAGTCAGGCATGAGCATGGATAAAGGCATGAAATATGCCAAATCCAGCAAAAAAGGCATGGCTGGTGATGACATGTACAGCATGGATTCCATGCCGATGATGAAAGCCGGTGGCGGGGCAGTAAATGCCCATAAAAAGATGGCTATGGGCTACAAAAACGGCGGCATGGTTGAGATGGTTCAGTCTCGCGGCAATGGCGCGGCACGTGGCAAAAAGACACGTATCTGCTAAATCATGCCTCGCAAGCGCGAAAAACCTATCGCTACTTCGGTCAAGTCGGGCAATTTTCGCCCGACTAAGTCCGGGGCAGGCATGACGGAACAGGGCGTAAAAGCCTATCGTCGAGCCAATCCCGGAAGTAAGCTGAAGACAGCGGTTACAGAAGATAACCCTTCTCCCGCGCGCGCGTCGAGAAGGAAGTCTTACTGTGCGCGTAGTGAGGGGCAGATGAAACAATTTCCTAAGGCAGCGGCTGATCCAAACAGCCGTTTGCGGCAGGCCAGAAAACGGTGGAAATGCTGAAATGGAATTAATGGTATGGAATTTTGTTCTTTCAGCCCTTTTAGCCGTACTAGGGTGGGTATTGAAAGAAAAATCAGCCGAAGTTCAACGGCTGCAAGTGCTTATTAATCGCACTCGGGAAGAAATTGCCAAAGAGTATGTGACGAAGGCTGAAGTACATGCCGATATTAATCGGGTTTTGGATCGTCTTGATCGATTAGAGATGAAACTTGACCGTTTGATGGAGACTAGAAATGCCAGCTAAAAGCGCCAAACAAAAGAAGTTGATGGATGCGGCCGCGCATAATCCTGCTTTTGCTAAAAAAGTTGGCATTCCAACAAAAGTTGCCAAGAAATTTAGCAAAACAAGCAAGGGCATGACCTTTGGCGGGGGTGGTGGCGTCAATCGTGTCGGAAAAGCGGTGGCTATAGATCGTCGTGATCCTGACATTGGAAAAATGATTGGTCCCGGTATCCCTCCTAGCATGAAGCATTCAGGGGCGTCGGGGCTAAATCAAAATACTTTTCAGCGTTCTAAAGGTAAACGCTATGCCTCTGGTGGCATGGCTAAAAAGGGCAAAGGATGCTAAATGGCAACCTCAGGAACAACCACCTTCAATCTTGAGTTCGATGAACTGATTGAAGAGGCCTATGAGCGGTGCGGACTTGAGGATCGTACCGGCTATGACATGCGTACTGCGCGTAGGTCATTAAATCTGTTGTTTCTTGAATGGGCCAACAGGGGGCTCAATCTTTGGACGATTGAGCAGCGCCAAGTAACGATGGTCTTTGGCCAAGCTGAGTACACGCTGCCTTCTGATACGGTAAATGTGTTGTCTGCTGTTATTCGAACAGGGACAGGCCAGAATCAGCAAGATATCACCATTGATCGTATTAGCCAGAACGAATACTTGCATTTGCCCGATAAGAATACACAGGCACGACCTGCCCAGTATTACGTTCAGCGTACATCTAGCCCAAAACTTTTTGTTTATCCCGCGCCGGATAACTCAGAGCCATACATCTTCCGTTACTACGCAGTGCGTCGGATACAGGATGTAGGGGCATACACAAACACGTCAGACGTTGTATTTAGGTTTTTGCCATGTCTGGCAGCAGGCCTTGCCTATTACATTTCTCTTAAAAAAGCGCCGGAGCGTACGGTGGTGTTGAAGCAGTTGTATGAGGAAGAGTTTGCACGAGCAGCACAAGAGGATAGAGACATTGCCAGTGTGTATTTAACGCCTGATTTAGGGTATTAATATGGCTGGCTATGCCGTTGGTAAATACTCGTTAGCCATATGTGACCAGTGTGGCCAGCGGTATCCGTACAAGATTTTAAAGAAGGAATGGACGGGGTTTAAGGTTTGCCCAGAGTGCTATGAACCAAAGCATCCACAACTTGAACCAAAGCGCGGCATTAATGAGCCTATCGCCATTTATGAGCCGAGGCCAGATGTGGTCTCTACCGTTCGAGTATCTATTTGGCAAGGTGGGGATTCTACGTTTGCGTCTGTTGGGATGCAACCTGCGCCGATTGCAAAAGTATTGGATGCAACTGGCGTGATATCCCAAGTTACTGTATCGATTACGTGAGCATAATACATGGCAATTACGCAGACATGGACGACAAGTTTTAAACGGCAGGTCTTGCTCGGAGAGCATGACTTGGATACGGACGTTCTAAAGATTGCGTTATACACATCTGCTGCTATTTTAGGGCCAGATACAACGGAGTACACCACAGTGGGTGAAACAAGTGGTACGGGGTATACGGCAGGAGGAATAACACTGACAAACGTCACTGTTAGTTCAGGGAATGGCATTGCTTACGTTGATTTTGATAACCCGACTTGGGCGGGGGCGTCATTTACTGCCAGAGGCGCGTTGATTTATAACAGCAGTAAGTCAAACAAATCGATGTTTGTTTTAGACTTTGGCACGAATCAAACAGCGGTTAATGAGAACTTTGTGATTGATCTACCTGCAAACAATCCTACGTTTGCTGTGATTAAACTGGTTTGAGGTAATCGTGACATATAACGAACTGTTCATTCAAATTAAGAACTACCTGCAAAACGACTTTCCGTCCGATACATGGACGAACATCGCGGGTAGCGGTACGACTACGTCTACCGGTACAGAACAGATTAACTTTTTTATTAAGCAGGCTGAAGAGCGTATTTACAACTCGGTTCAGATTCCTGCCCTGCGGAAGAACGTCACAGGTAACGCAAGTATTAGTAACCCGTATTTATCGTGCCCTACTGATTTTCTGTCGGTGTTTTCAATGGCGGTGGTTGATGGGGATGGTAATTACGAGTATTTGTTGAACAAGGATGTGAATTACATCCGAGAGGTTTACCCAAACCCGACTAGTCAAGGGCTTCCTAAATATTATGCTTTGTTTGGCCCTCGTGTGTCGTTATCTACGATTACGGATGAACTAAGTTTTATTTTAGGTCCTACACCCGATGCTAATTACGTGGTGGAACTGCACTATTACTATTACCCAGAGTCGATCACAACCGCTGGAGATGGGCGTACATGGTTAAGCGACAACTATTCGCCTGTTCTGCTGTACGGCACACTTGTTGAAGCGTACACATTCTTAAAGGGTGAGACGGATTTGATTGCTGTGTACGACAAACAATATCAAGGCGCACTGGCACAATTGAATCGTCTGGGCACAGGTTTGGAGCGTGGCGATGCATACCGCGATGGTCAGGCAAAAATTAAGGTGAATCCGTGACAACTGCTTTAATTCATTTTCCATAGGGGTTTTTATGCAGGTTACAGCGCAAACTCAGCTAGGCTTTCTTGAAGTTAGAACAAGTTCCCATGGGGGGCATTCTGTTGAAGACCTCGCTGACGCCGCAGTAGAACGGATTTTATATGTTGGTGAAAGCGTACATCCTGTTATTCGTGATCAGGCTATCGCGTTCAAAGAGAACATAAGGTCAGTCGTTGCTTTTTATATGAAAGAGGCAATTAAGTCTGATCGTACTACCGTAGCAAATATGCTTACTAAAGCAGGGCATCCAGACTTAGCAACTATTATTGGGGCTTGATATGGCTATCACACAAGCTATCTGTAACACATTTAAGCAGCAGTTATTCCAAGCGCAACATAACTTCGACGCTGTGGGCGGCGACACGTTTTATTTGGCGCTGTATACATCCGCTGCAACTATTGACGCGTCAACGACGGTGTACACGACCAGTAATGAAGTGTCGTCCGTAGGCACTAACTACCCTGCCGGAGGTGGGGCGCTGACTAGTTTGGGGGTTACGCTATCTAGTGCAACCGCTTTTTTGGACTTCAACGACCTGACGTTCCCTAACGTGACGCTTACGGCTCGGGGATGTCTAATTTATAACGACACGAACGCAAACAAAGCCGTTGCTGTATTTGACTTTGGTTCAGACAAAACAGCGACAAGCGGGGATTTTACGGTTATCTTCCCGGCGGCGACGTCTTCAACGGCTGTGATTAGGCTGGTATAAATAATGGCATTCATTACCGCAGATCGAGTTCGTGAAGTTACAACATCTGTTGGGACGGGGAACGTCACGCCTTCTGGTGCGTATAACGGGTATCAGACTTTTGCTGCGGGCATAGGTGCAGGTAACTCTACTTATTACACTATCGCGTTAGACTCCGCTAACCAGTGGGAAGTGGGTATAGGCACTTATGTAGGCCCGCACTTTACGAGAGATACGGTACTAGCTAGTTCTAATGGGAATGCTTTAGTCAACTTTGCGGTTGGCAGTAAAGAGATATTTTGTACACTACCGGCAGAACGAGCCGTGTATAACAATCCTGACGGGTCTTTGGTGTATGACCCTGCCGGGTCAGCAATTATTTACGCAATCGCACTGGGGTAGAGATGGCAAACTTTGTCCGCACTCCGTCAAGAAACGTAGGCACTTCGCCGGTAACAGTTTTTACTGCTACCTCTAATACAGTTGTTATCGGGTTAAGTGTCGCTAACATATACGGAAGAACACTCCCGGTAAAAGTCTGGCATGACAGCTCGGGTGTAGTTACTTACATCCTTAAAGACCTTAGAATTGGGCCGGGCGAAACAGAAGAATATATGAAAGGTAACAAAATTGTTTTGCAGACAGGCGATACGCTTAAGGCGCAGACGGTTTTGGCTAATGGCTTTGATGTCTACGTATCTGTATTGGAGGGCCTAGCATGAGCGGTTTTTACAACGGTACAGATTATGCTAATAAAACTTTCTACGGTTTTAAGCTAATTCAGGCCACTGGTGAGCTGAACATCGACGTGATTGACGACGATACTGCGGTTGTTAGTTTGCCGGAACCAACTTACATACTCGCGCCCAATCAATACGTAAACTGGGTTTGGTCAACAGACGTCTATCAGTTCCAGTGGGGAGCTAACGGACATTTAGAGATGGTGTTCCTATGACTACTATTATCGATCTAGGCAAGTTACGGTTTTATTGGGCTGGTGCGTACAACAACGCTACCCAATACGAACTAAATGACGTTGTTCGCTACGGTGGTAACGTCTATGTCTATATTAACGTCGTTGCTACGATAGGCAACGAACCTACTGATACGTCTTATTGGGCGTTGATGGTAGAGGGTATTAATTTTGTCGGTGTATGGAGTTCAGCTACACAGTACTTTATTGGTGATTCTGTTGCCTATGGTAGTACTGTCTACGTAGCTTTGGCTGACAACATTAATAAGCAACCAGACCTATTCCCGGGCACTTGGTCTACTCTGGTTGAGGGTATTCAGTTCGAAGGGGTGTATAACTCCGCGACGACTTATCAGGCCAATGACGTTGTTACGTACGGCCCTTCTGCATATATTGCGAAGCAGACAACCAATAACAACCCACCGACAAACGCTACTTATTGGGACCCGTTTGTTAGTGGCATTTCACCTTCGGGGGTATACAACCCCGCTACTACGTATTACCCCAACAACATTGTTGCCTACGGCGCAAACTTGTATATCTGTACCGCGCTTTCAACAGGGAATGTACCGACAAACACTTCTTTCTGGACGTTGTTTGTTACAGCGTTTCAAAACCGTGGCAACTGGGCTACATCAACGTTGTATTACGTAAACGATCTTGTTCAGTACGGGGCTAACACGTACGCGTGCCAAGTTCAAAACACTTCCGGTGTATTTGCCACGGATTTGGCAGCGGGCAAATGGTCACTGTTTGTATCCGGCTTACGCCAGCGAGGTAACTGGACAACCGCCACGGCATACTTGCCTTTTGATATTGTGGTGTACGGGGGCAATACGTATTCTTGCGTACTTGCTAATACCTCTACAGTATTTGCGACTGATTTAGCGGCGGGAAACTGGCAAATTTTTAACGGCGGTATTCGTTGGCGGGGGACCTTTGCTCCTGCGACTCAGTATCTGTTAAACGATATTGTCTACAACACGTCAGGAAGCACATACATTGCCACAACAGACTTTATTTCTGCGGCCTCTATGTCAACAGACATTACGGCAGGTAGATTTACTTTGTTTGCGCAAGGCGCTAATGTTACGGGCATACCGGCGATTTCGCCATCAACTGCCAACTATATACTCAGTAATGACGGAGTGTCTACACTGTTCTGGACCCCCAGCTACACGTTCCGTAATTACGTCGATCTAACCATGTAAGGAGAGTCAAATGCCTACAGTAAAATCTGTCATCGTTCCTGAAGTTTCGACTTCCCTTACGACGGCGTACACTAATTCAACTAGTTCAGGTGCCACTTTAAAAGCAGTTAATGCTATTGGTGTGGCTGACCCAACTATTTGGGGGACTACTGCTAGTGCAGCATCTGAGTGGACTTTTTTTGGTACTAGTAACCCAACTTTTGTAGGCCCTGATGGGCAGACAGCGGGTAATACGGCACCGTTCCCAATTCAGCTTTCTGCGGATCGTATGCTTCTGCTATGGACCCCAGCAAACATTCACTGCGGCGGAACACGAGATTATTTAAGTGGTACGGTGTTGCACTCGCAAATCGTCGAGTGGACGGGTACCGTATATCGAGCGGGGCCGATTGTTAACGTGTTGCTGCCTGCTGCGTATTTCAACTCTCAGACAATAGGCTTGTGGACACGCCCTGATGGGGCCAGTGCGCAGATCGGTCAGATGTTGGCAAGGGCGGTTGCTATTACCAGTACTAAAGTTGCTCTTGTATTGCGTGACTCTACCAACTTCCATCTGCTACGCCTCAATATCTCAGGTAATTCTGTAGACCAAGCAAACGTCGTGAACTTTGCGTTGTCGGGTGCTACGGCGTTTAACTCCACGACCGCGTTCGCTTTTGATGTAAGCCCAGTGCTTGATAACACCAATAAAGTAGTGGTGATGGGGTCGAACGGCACTAACTGGTCGATGCAGTCTTACAACATTCCAGATAGCGGTGCACTTACTGTTGATTCGACGTTGTTTAGTACTGGCCTTGCGCATACTACGGGCGGTGCAGCGTTTGCTCCGCTAACGGCAACGGTCAACGCTGCCAACACAACTACGTATGTAGTAGCCGCTAATACGGTAACAACAGCAACGCTGTCGATTCAACATGTTGCGTTCAACAGTAGTACTAGTATATTTAGTACGGTGGGTACTCCGGTTACGATTACCAACACGGCTACGACGGGTATCGCAGTAAGGACGCTTTCCTCGGACGCTACCGCAAATGCTGTTGTAGCGTTTATAAACACTGGTGTGACTAGCGCAATGAGTTTTGCTCGGCAGACGAGCCTAACGCAGGCAACCAATACGGTGACTACCACTACACTTAACTCTTCTGCAACTCGCGCACTTAAAGTCAGCTTTAACTGGGGTTCTTCTCGTGCGGTGTTTTTGGCGGAAACAAATGGTTTGGTCGTGTACGACAGCACTGGCACTGGCACTGCACTAATTACAAGTGCAGATACTAACTCAACTACACAATGTCAGACTTATTGGTATCCGTTTAATAGTCGACCGCTATATACCGTTTCAGATACAACCCCGACTACGGTTGGTCGAGTACCTCAGTTTATATCGCGTATAAATATCGGCAGCGCCACTTCTGTTGGCACCGCGCAGCTTGTAGGTAACTACTTGCCATACGGCTTTCCTTATCAAGGGCATCATAGCTGGTCTGAAAAAGCCCAGTGCTGGATGATTGGGCAAGGAGGTCGTATCTATGCAGTAAGCACTGCGGGTGCCGTACTTAATGAAGTGAGCCTGTATAACCTGTCTCCGACACTAGGGGTTAACAGTGTTTATGTGTCGATCAAAGCACTAGAGTGCACGCCTTCTGGACGCATTTATTGCCTAACTGATAGCCAAGGCGCACAAGTTACTTCTTGGTATGGGAACCAATGGGCGAGTACAACCGCATCGCTTTGCTATGGTTTTGGTCTAATGGCAGTTACTTCGAGCCAAACACTACCTAGCGCAAACTTAACATCGACACCTACTAACTTTAGCGCACAGTTTAAAGTAGTAATTGACCTTGAATCTTATACAGACTACTCCGGCATTGAAAGGGCTTTGGGGTTGTATATAGAAACGACTTCTAACGCCAACGTACGCGCAATTAGATTTGATGGTGGGCAGTGGCTAGATGTGGCTAATACTGCAATCCCAACAACCACACTTACAAGTTTTCATGTAGGTTCTCGGCCTAACTTCCGATTAGTGCAAGATTCTCCGGCAGACCCAGCCAACCAAACTGGCCTGTGGCGAGTTATTGGCGCAGTAGGGTTGAATAGCGCAGCTAATATGGCGTTTCAGGCCATATCCACTACCGCAGTAAGTGACCCTAACATCGCCAACGTTGCAGTGGCTACTAATATAAACGCTACAACAGCGGCGGTGTATCCAACAGTCAAAGCGGAATCGTATAACACGATGTTCCTTACTAATTATGATCCCCTTGCACTAGTTAGTCGTTACTATTTCTGTGTTGGGGGTAGGCTGATCACAGGGCTGTATGGAGTACCAATTGCCGGTGCAAATACAGCGCAGTTTGTTAATGCCATTACTACTAAGTACGGTTTTGCTGCATCGCCTTGTAACACCGGCACTTCGGCTATCGCGCAGTCTATTTACTTATTTGATTCGGTTACTGCTCAGGCAGGTCCAAGAGCTACACTAACCGCAACAAGTGGTAATGGGTGGACTACGCTGGTTCGAAACGGACAAGCGCAATTGGATGTGTTTGCTAACGGCGTTAATAACAGGTACTCCGTATCTGGTCCAGACACTGCACTTTTGCATGTGAGTATCAGTGGCGGCGGATCGGACTTCTTCGTTACTTCTGTATTGGGGCAACCAGTAAATACATCTACGTCTTCTGCGTATAGAAATACAGATGTGTATTTTGTGCCAGTTGGGTATTCAGTCAAACTCAAATCAACGCTACCGGTATCTTTATCGGCTATGTTGAGTGTTGTGGAGGATGTATAACATGGCTTTTGATATTACCCTGTTGAAACCCAACCCACCAGCGTCCCCGGTTGTACCACCAGCACCGGGGCTGGTGTTTATTAAAACAATACCAATGTCATTTCCCGGGTTTAGCGGAGCTACTACTTACTCCACTATTACTGTAGATGCCCCGGGAGACGCTAACTTTACTAAGTATCGGGGCATATTGTTTCGGTTTTATGGTATTGGTTTTGCAAACGCCACTGGTTGCGATCTTCGTATACAGCCGCGTAGAAGTGGGCAAAATATTACTAACACGATTAGTTTTCAGATAAACCAAATAAGTTCTGCCGCAGCAACTGGCTGGATCAATACTGCCGGCGTAGCCCCTCAAAACTTTACTACGGGTACCCCTGCGCTTGCTAACAACCCGCTAAATAAGCTAGATATATTGATGCATCCCATAGGGTATGACATTGATTTTAGTTTTGGGTCAAATTCCACACTATTTATTGGGTCTATGGGTAAGTCTACTGGAACCTACCAACAGGCGGGTAATTTACTTACTCCTATGATGAATAGAGACAACCCCGGCTTAACGCTCTCTTTATCCTCCTCAAACTTCTTTACTTCGTGGAACTCAAACAGCTTAAATGCTGATTTACCGATGACGTGCGACATTTATGGGTATTGCATAGCATGAACGAACTACCCTACATATTTGAAAATGGTGCGGCACGACAAATGTCGGAGGATGAGTATGCTAACCATCTGACCGCCCTTGCTAATTATGTACCCCCCATACCTTCAGCCGTGACTATGCGGCAGATGCGCCTTGCGATTATTGGGGCGAGAAAGACAACTGCTGTAAATGACGCAATTAAAGCCATCGCGGATAGCGCAGAAAAAGCAAGGGTTCAAGTGGAGTGGGATTACGGCACAGTGGTTGAGCGCACTGCGCCTTGGTTCTTAGCTATCATGGAAAGTATTGGGTACACGGACGTTGACATTGATGCTTTGTTTTTGAAAGCCGCGTCGTTGTAACTTGTTAAGAGGGCAGGCTAATGTTTGGCTATAGTGCGTTTGCCCAAGCTCCGTTTGCGACTATCCCGATGCTGGGTGCGCCAGCATCGGTTACGCTGACCGGGCAAGAGCTGTTCATTCACATAAACAGCGTAGCCACCACTGCTGACGCAAATGTAAATCTAGTTTCTCAGTTACCACTTGTCGCTTCTCAAGGGGTACTACAGTTTAATTCAGCTTATGCGCTGAATGGGCAACAGATAACGTCGTTTATAGAGAGTCTGGATGTTACGGCATTTGCCAACACGACACTTAACTCTCAACTGTTGCAAGCGTTCCAAGGCACCGTAACCGGTGCGCCGGGGTACGTAATAACCGGTATAGGCATGACTGCGGATCAAGGCAGTCTGACTACAACCGCAGCTGCAAATGTAGTTCTTAATGGTGGCGTTGTAACCGGTGTAACCGGGATTATTAGCGCTACAGGCACCGGCTCTACTACGTTGGTAGGGCAGCTTGCAAATATTTCGCAGGGGGTTGTCACCGCGTCAGGCGGGGCGGTAGCTACAATAACAGGCGTTACGGCACTTATTAATATTAATAACGTGCTTGTGTGGGGCATCATACCAACCCCTGATGACCCTGCATGGCAGACGATTAATACGCAGCAAGCGGAAGGTTGGGTTGTAATACCTACGGATCAGAACAGTATATGGGGCAATATACAGACGGCAAATACTACTTGGACTGATATTGACGATTCTCAGCCGGGTGACGGCAACTGGACAAACATACCAAACTAGTAGTGGAGGCATAAATTGACCCGCTAACCCTGCTTGCCGCTGCCAACGCCGCTGTTGCGGCTGTAAAGAAAGGTTGTCAACTTTACAAGGAGATCAAGGGCGCAGCAGGGGATGTGTCAGACGTACTGAAGGACTTGAAGGAGCAGTACAACAAGATAGTAGACCCAACGCCTGTACAAAAAGCACAGTACCACGCGGAAGTGCAGCGGGTGCAGGAGATAGCAAAGTCCGACCCCAACGATGTTTTCACCGACATTGGCAATCAGTTGGGTGCGTTGATGGACAGCTATGACGCGATCAGCAAGTTGTTCTTGAAGGAGCAATTGGAAGCCAAGCAGGTCTACAGAGGTGAAGAAAGTATCGGGCGACGGGCGCTAAAGCGCATATTGATAACGGCTAGACTAGACGCTATGCTGGTAGAGATTCGAGAGACGATGACGTATCGAGCGCCGCCAGAGTTAGGTGCCTTGTGGAGCAAGTTTGAAGATATGTGGCAGCGCATCGTTGCCGAGCAGGAGGAAGCCCACGCAGAGGAACTTAGACTGGCTCAGATAGCAAGATGGCGACGCAGAAAAAGAATAGCGGAAATCAAGTCAAAGGTGGCGTGGGTCTCGGCAGTGGTGTTCGTAGTTATATGGGCGGTGGGACTAATGTGGCTGACGACAAGAAGCACGATACAGAGAATGTACCTTGGTCACTGATCGTGGTGGTAATGACGGTGCTGTTGATGTTCTTCATCATAATGCCGGTGTTAGCATTTATGTACTACGACATGTATTACGCCACCCAAGCGGCAGTGCACGAGGTCAGGAAGATGCGGGAGTTACGTAAGGAAATACAAATTGAACGGATGTACGGTAAATAAGGAGCAATCATGCTGACGCTTATCTCAACCATCGGTGGCTACATAGTCGCCCTCTTCCCAAGACTGTTTGATATGTTGCAGGATCGTGCGGACAAGAAGCACGAGCTAGACATCCTACACATGCAGATGCGTCAGCAATTAGCGTTATCAGAGCGTGGCTACTCCCCGTCAGACAAGACCGAGGAAGTCCGCGAGAACGACGAGCAGGATCACCAGCAATACATGGCGCAGATTGGCGCCATCTACAACAACCAAGAGAAGCTACTAGAGTCCTCTTCCCAGTGGGTTAAGGATATGACTGCGGCTACCCGCCCGTTCGTGACGTTCATCTTTGTCCTTGAGCTTGTGCTAATTAACTTGCTGACGATGCTGTGGATTTTCATACACGGTGACAAGGTGACATCAATCGGTGAGCTGATTCAGATCATGGAAATCGTGTTTGACGCAGACGAGATGGCGCTCTTGGGTACGATCATCGCTATGTGGTTTGGTTCCCGTGGTAACTCGAAGGCTGGCAAGTGATTTACCTTGTCTATGCGCGGGTAGCCGCAACGGTATTGCTATGTGCTTATTTGATAAGTAATTTGCCATGAAACTACCACTTGCCACAATTGCAATGATTAAGCATCACGAAGGGGTGCGGTACAAGCCTTATAAGTGTCCAGCAAAGTTGTGGACGATAGGTGTAGGGCACGTACTGTACCCCGAGCAGGGCAAGATGCCCGTCGATCAACGCGATAAGTTCGCACTCAAAATAGAGGACTTCCGTGTATTTAGCAAAGAAGAAGTTGATTCGATCCTTGAGAAAGACTTACAGCGCTTTGTCGCTGGTGTTCTTCGTTACTGCCCTGACCATCTTAACGAAAATCGCTTGGGCGCGTTGGTCAGCTTTGCATTCAATGTTGGGCTAGGCACTCTCCAGAGATCAACCCTGCGACAGAAGCACAACCGTGGGGATTTTGAAGGGGTAAAGCAGGAGTTCCTGAAGTTCACGAAGGGCGGCGGCAAGGTCTTGCCGGGGCTGGTCAAGCGCCGGAATGATGAAATAGCCCTGTATTTTGCGGAACCAAAATGAACCCCTACCTGATCCTCGGCGGCGTTCTAGCCATTGGCTTGGCGGCTGGGGGCGGGTATTATAAAGGCAATTCTGCGGGTAAATCTGAAGTCCAACAAGCTTGGGATAGGGAAAAAACCGAGCAGTACGCTGTACATGCCAAAGCGTTGGAAGAAGCTGTAGAGAAACAGCAGCAGCTTCAGATGGAGGCAGATAAGTTAAGACAGGAGAAGGATAGTGAAATTCGCAATATCAATGCTCGTGCTACCGCTCTTGTTAACAGCTTGCGCGACCGGCAAAGTCGCTCCGCCCCCACTACAAGTACCGTGCCCAGTGCCGCCAGCGTTGGACCCAGCGCCTGTACCGGAAAAGAGCTTTACAGAGAGGATGGCGAATTTCTTGTCAGGATCGCTAGAGAAGCCGACGAACTTAAAGCAGCCCTCGACCAATGCTACAAGCAATACAACGCCGCAAGGCAAAAGTAAGGAGTAACAATGCCCACTACATACAACAACAATTTACGTTTAGCGATAATTGCTAACGGTGAACAGACTGGTACATGGGGCACTACGACTAACGCAAACCTTGGCACTGTTCTCGTTGATGCAATAACAGGGCTTGTATCAATAACAACAAATGTACAACAGTACCCGCTTTTAGCAGCAAACGGAGCAGCGGATGAAGCACGCAGTGCGATGTTAGTACTAGACACTACTTATGCTGGAACTTATGAAGTATATGCACCGCCTGTGTCTAAACTTTATATTATAAGAAACGCATCGGGGCAGACCTTAAATCTGTACAACGCTACTTTAGCAAATGGAATTATTCCAGCTGGCGTTGCTTATGTTGTTCCTCCGGGTAAAACCGTATTTGTTCAGTCAAACGGCGTTCAATTCACCGATGCCGTTAACAGAATTAATGGCGCTTTAACACTAGGCTCTGCACTGCCCGTGTCTAGCGGTGGTACGGGGCAAACATCGTATACAGACGGGCAGCTTCTGATTGGTAACTCAACAGGCAATACGCTGAGTAAAACTACTTTGACTGCTGGCTCTAACATCACAATAACTAATGGTCCGGGGACTATAACTATCGCGGCTAGTGGTGGTGGGGCGTCGGTTACAAGTGTCACAGCTACAGCACCGGTTGCATCTAGCGGAGGTAGCACACCAGACATTAGTCTTCAAGCAGGCTATGGCGATACGTTAAATCCATACGCTAGTAAAGCTACAAACTTAGTACTGGCTTCGCCGAATGGTTCATCGGGCGTGCCATCGTTTCGTGCTTTGGTAGGGGCTGATCTACCTACCGTTGGAACCATTACGCCTAGTACGTATGGCAGCGCTTCGCAGGTTGCTCAGATTACGGTTGACTCAAAAGGGCGAATTACCGGCATCACAAACGTCGCGATTTCTGGCGGCGGTGCTGTATCTTCGGTTACTGGTTCCGGCGCAATTACTGCGTCGCCTACAACAGGCTCGGTTGTTGTTTCTGTAGCAAACGCTAGTTCTTCATCAGCAGGGATTTTAACTACAGGTTCTCAAAACATTGCTGGGGCTAAGACATTTGATTCCAGCCTGACTGCTAACGGTTTTTTAACCAACAGCCTCGCGTATAACTGGACAGCAACTACCGCCGTTTTTTATAACGCTAATGGATACAACTTTGATTACAGTGGATCACGAATACTCAATGTATACACTTCTGGCACCGATCCGGGAGCTGATAACAGCCGGACATTAGGCACTGCTGGAAATCGTTGGTCTGTTGTTTTTGCGGCTAACGGCACGATTAATACTTCTGACGCAAATGAAAAACAAGACATTGCCGATCTTGATGAAGCTGAAAAACGCGTAGCTGTACGTATCAAAGGGTTAATTAAAAAGTTCCGGTTTAAAGATGCGGTTATTGCAAAAGGCGACGCAGCGCGTATTCATGTTGGCGTGATTGCGCAAGAAGTGCGGGATGCTTTTACTGCGGAAGGACTTGATGCTGATCGCTATGGCTTGTTTTGCTCTGATACATGGTGGGAGCGCGAAGAAATGGTCGAACGTAAACACCTTGATGCCCCCAGACTAGAACGCGTTATTTACACAGTGCCAACAGAAGGTGCAACGGAAAAAACCCGTTTAGGTGTTCGCTACGAACAGTTGCTTGCGTTTGTTATCGCTGCTATGTAAGGGGCTGAGATGCCACTACAGAAACTACAGTTTCGCCCCGGTGTAAACCGAGAAGGTACAACGCTCTCTAACGAAGGCGGTTGGTACGACTGCGATAAGGTGCGATTCCGTTCTGGCTACCCTGAAAAAATAGGTGGTTGGGCGGCAAATGGATATAACACTTTTCTGGGTGTGTGCCGTTCGCTATGGAATTGGATAACACTTAAGCAATACAACCTTCTTGGGCTTGGCACTAATTTAAAATTTTATGTTGAAGACGGGCAGATATATTACGACATTACCCCTCTACGGGAAACGAACGGTAATTTAGCGGGGCAGATAACACTTGCTGTTACGAACAATTCTAACGTACTGACTATTACAGACGCTGGCGCTGACGGGCTACAAGTTGGGGATTTTGTTACGTTAGCTGGGGCTGTAACTTTAGGCGGAAACGTGACAGCTGGTGTACTAAATCAAGAATATCAAATTAGTTCTGTACTTTCAGGAACGCAATATACCGTTACCTTACGTCAGGCAAGTACATCAATTAATGGGGTCAAGTTTATTACAGACCCTTTGACTTCCGTTTTTACTTTACCTCCAGATGTAACTACAGTAATTGCAAATGGCGATGCTGTTGTTCTTTTACCTACTATAGCACTACCTTCTGGTTTGTCAGCAGGTACTACGTACTATCTAGTTAACGTCCCTTTACCGCCCCTCGCTGCAAATACATTTCAGCTTTCTCTTACGCCCGGTGGCCCTCCAGTAACTGTTACGACTCCGGGTTTAGGGCAGCAAGCGTTTTATTTTACGTTAGTCGCCAATACTAATGCGTCAAGTTCAGCTATGACTGCGCTAACAATTGCATATCAAATAAATACTGGTTTTCCTATATACACCGTAGGAACTGGTTGGGGCGCAGGGTCTTGGTCTCGTGGGGCGTGGAATTCTGGATTTACAACAGGGTTTGGTATACAGCTACGTTTGTGGAGCCAAATGAATTTTGGCGAGTACCTTATATTTAACCCGCGAGGGGGAGCGCTATATATTTGGCAACCCGGAAGTGGTGCTACGCCCGGATACAGTGTCCGAGGGGTAGTTTTGTCTCCTTCTTCTGTCACTCCCGCTGGTTGGACATCTACTGTTACGGATTCTTCTTGTCCTACAATTTGCAATCAAATCATGGTGTCGGATTCAACCCGAATTGTGATTGCATTTGGGTGTAACGATTATGGTAGTTCTGTACTAGACCCGTTACTGATTCGCTGGTCTGCACAAGAAAGTTTTTCTGAATGGGCGGTTAGCGCCACAAACCAAGCGGGTAGCTATCGTCTGTCGCACGGTTCCGAAATAGTAAGTGCGATACAAACTCGCCAAGAAATCATTGTACTTACCGACGCGGCGATTTATTCGATGCAGTATCTTGGGCCACCATTTGTCTGGGGCTTTACACTACTTGCCGATAATATTTCTATTATGTCTCCCAACGCTGTGGCGACTGCTACGGGTGTTGTGTTCTGGATGGGCACTGATAAGTTCTATGTGTACTCAGGCCGTGTCGAAACATTACCTTGCGCGGTACGCCAATATGTTTTTAACGATATTAACCGTACGCAAGAAGCTCAATTTCTTTCTGGCACAAATGAAGGTTACAGTGAAGTTTGGTGGTTTTACTGCTCTTCTGATTCTGATGTAATAGATCGTTACGTTATTTTTAACTACCTAGACCGCGTGTGGTACTACGGCACGATGGATAGAACTGCTTGGTTAGACTCCGCTTTGCGCCAATTTCCACAAGCCGCAACGGGGAATAATATTGTTGTGTTCCATGAAGCGGCTGTAGATGATGGCTCTACTAATCCGCCCAGCGCGATTGACTCGTACGTACAATCTTCTGATTTTGACATTGGTGACGGGCACAATTACGGTTTTGTAAATCATATGATTCCAGACATCACGTTCGATGGTTCGGATGTTAATGCCCCCCAAGTAATATTTACTGTTCGCCCTCGACAAAACCCCGGCGCAAACTATAGCCTTGCTGCATCACCTCCTGTTGTCTCCGCAAATAACTATGTCGGACAACAGTCATACAACGTTCAACAATTTACGCAAATTGTATATACCCGCTTACGCGGGCGGCAAATGGCTTTTAAAGTCGAATCGAATTCAATAGGTACTCAGTGGCAGCTAGGCGTGCCAAGAATGGATGTGCGACCGGACGGACGTAAATGACATCTCAAATTATTACAACTGAATCAACGCAGTTAACCCCAACCAAAGCACCCGCGTTGCCGTTTGCGCCTGTGCAATATGATAGGCAATACCAAGACACATTTAACAATATTTTACGGCAGTATTTTAATACTCTTGATGGCTTTATAGGGCAGCTTATGGCTTCAACTGGAACTACATTTGGGGTTTATGGCGCGGGTACAGGCGCAGACGCTTTTGGACGACTTCGTGTGTCTAACCCCTATACGCTATTTGACAGCCAAAATCGTTATACCAAAGACAATCAGTTTAGCGAGACTACTGCTACAGGCGGAACAGCTACGTATAACAGTAACACCTCTTCTGTAGACATGGCTGTGACAACCGCATCTGGTTCTAGCGTTGTTAGGCAGTCTCTTCGCTGTATGCCCTACCAACCCGGTAAAGGACTTTTAGTCATGTGTACTTTTGTCATGGCTATAACTAAAACAGGGTTACGTCAACGTGCGGGGTACTTTAATACTGATAACGGAGTGTTTTTAGAGTTAGCCGGTGCTCTAGAACCGAAGTTTGTATTGCGCACCGCTACAAGCGGAAGTCCTAGTGATGCAAGGTCGATACCACAATCGAGTTGGAACGGTGACAAATTAGACGGTACTGGGGCATCAGGCTTTACTTTGAATCTAACCAAAGCGCAGATTCTTTGGATGGATTTTGAGTGGTTGGGTGTTGGATCAGTGCGTTGTGGTTTTATTATTAACGGGCAGTATATTGTGTGCCACACGTTTAATAACGCCAATGATATAGATAGAGTCTATATGACTACGGCAATTTTACCGGTACGCTATGAAATAGAAAATACAACTACTACCGCGTCTACTTCTACACTAACCCAGATATGTTCTACGGTTATATCAGAGGGGGGCTACGGACAAGTTTCTGCGCCAAACACAGCAAGGCGCACCGCTATAAGAGCGGCTATCGCTACTACTTTTGTTCCTTTAGTTGCTATTAGACTAAAAACAGGGCGTACCGGGGCGGTTGTTCTGCCGCAAACAGTTAATGTGATGCCTACTAGTGCGGGTAACTATGAAGTTGTATTAGCTAGATTAAATGATGCTACTTCGTTAACAAGCGCTAGTTGGGTAACAGCAGACTTTGAAAACGTAGAGTACGACGTATCGGCTACCGCCGTAACTATTGCTGCTAGTCAGATCGTCGATCAGTTTTTTATAACTGCGACTAACCAAAGCGCTGGCGCAAGTGCCGAGCCTGTGGGGTACAACTTTGACACTCAGATTGGCGCTTCGCTTGCCGGGGTTAGCCAAGTTTATGTCGTGGCAGTGCGCGTTTTGTCCGGTACTGGCGACGCCATAGGGTCTTTGACTTTTTATGATTTAACGCAGTAAATACGAGATAATTCTGAAAATATTTTAGATAGGGCACGAACATGGCTATCGACCAACAAGGAATTATGGCATTGCCAGAAGGACAACAGGCGATGATGCCACAGCTGAGTTATTCAGACTCTTATGACGCTATGCGTCAAGCCCTACAGCAGGTCAATCCAGAGGTGGATGCGGAGTTACAGCAAACGCTGAATGGGCTACGCGCTACGCTAACAAATGTTTCTGACGAAGAGCTTCAACAACTTATCGATGCCGTACAGACATTGATTGATGATCCTGAAGGATATGCCAGAAATATTGCACAAGCAGTTCAAGAAGGCGATCTTGAAGCGGGTGTTTTCCCCGAAGAGTATGACGAAGAGTTTTTAGGTTCCGTACTTTCTGTTTTGTTGGATGAGCAGCGTACTCGTCAAGCAGGTCCGGGAATGATGATGCCTCCACCACAGCAGTTTGCTCGTGGTGGAATAGCGGATGCAGCAAGACTCGTTGCAAGCAAAGGTCGCAATGGCGACACCATGTTGGCGCACATCACGCCGGGTGAGGCACGTCTGCTCCGTTCTCGTGGCGGTTCGGGCACGATCAACCCTGAGACAGGCCTACCTGAATATTTTTTAAAAGGGCTTTTTAGAGGCATTGGGAAAGTATTCAGTGCCATTGGTAGCGCAGTTAAAAGCGTTTTAAAAAGTCCGATTGGACGGATTGTTGGAACGATTGCTTTAGGTGCTCTTATTGGCCCGGGAGCAGGGGCTTTTGGCATTCAAGGGCTTGGCCTTGTTAGTTCGACAGCGGCAGCATCAGGGATAGCTTCTGGTGTAGTAGCAGGATTGGCAGGCGGGGGCTTAAAAGACATTTTAATTTCAGCAGGCACAGGTTTCTTAGGTGCGCCCGGAGGACCCGTTTCTGAATTTATTGGCAGCAAAATAGCTAACCCACTTCTTCGAGATGCGCTGGTCGGGGCAGGTGTAGGAACAGCGGCGGGATTGTTACAAGGGCAAAAGCTAAAAGATGCGGTTAAAGGTGGTTTAACTGCTGGTGCTATTTCTGGTGGTATGTCGTATCTCCAGAGCAGAGGCAACTTAGACGTGGCAAAAGCAGACGCTGAACAAGCTGCGGCAGCGAAGGCTGCACCAGCGAACGCTGCATCAGCAATTACGGAGGTCAAAGATGAACTCACATCTACTCCGGGCTTGCTTACAAGGACAACCAAATATGCAGATGGCCGCGTAGTTCAACAAATGGTGGATGGCCGTGGTACGCCAATTGGTCCAGAAACCCCTGTAGGGGCGGCAACTCCAACTCCAACCCCGGCCCAAGCTCCGTCGCCTTCGGCCGCTGCGGCTCCTTCGGTAGTTGCTCCTTCAGCCTCCGCATCGGATTATTTGCAAGGGCTAAAAGCATCCACGATCAGAGAGAACTTCAGCATTCCAACACCACGCACGGTCACAGGTATCTCACAATACGATTTAGTGCCGCCGCCCTCAGTAGGCCTAACGGTAGACAAGCTTTCTGGTGGCATTCAACCTAACCTTGCAAATGTTCAACCACTTTCTGGAGGCATTGGAAATGTCCCGATGCCAAGAACTTCTGCTCAAGTACAAGCCCCCGCGCCTTATACCATTCCTAAAATCAGTGACTCTCTTTCTACAATGGGAAGAGGTATAAAAGAACTTGGTACAGGGCAATTTAGTACAGGCGCGAAAACCTTCATGCAAGGCGCGGAAGACTTATTCTTCCCCGGTCCAAGCGATGAACAGATTAGAAGGTTTGCGGCAGAGCAGGGCATAACTCCTGCCAAAGCAGCGCAAGAAATTGGCGCGCCCGGCTTCATGCGTACATATGGCCCCGGTGTGGCAGCGGTTACAGGTATTGGCGCACTTGCTGGCGCGTTTGAACGTAAAGAACTTCCAGAAAGTGAATTTGCTCGTGGTATGCGCGCGCCTATTGATTTGTCGGGCGACCCACGCGCTTATTACATCCAAGATATTCCGGGCGCGATATACGATGCGCGAGGGAACATTATTGGTTCTCGCCCATTGCCTCGATTCATGACAGGCTACGCCGAGGGCGGAGAAGTAGAACAACCGCCAGCGACAGATGTTACCGTGAAAGACGCGGCTGTGCGGTATGGTGAAGCGCCTCCTCCACTAACACTTGCAGATGTACGTGCCCCCGCCGTCTCGTATACGGGATACCAGAGAAGGTTTATTTCGCCAAACGAATCAGTCATGCCGGTAATTACCGGAGGAACCACGGGTGGCGTTACCGGGGGCATTACTGGTGGCGTTACTGGTGGCGTTACTGGTGGCGTTACTGGAGGAACCACTGGTGGCGTCACCGGTGGCGTTACTGGAGGAACCACTGGTAGCACTCCCGGAAATGTTATTTCCACTGACCCCAATGCGTACAAATATAACTACTTTGATAACTCTGCCCAAGACAATGAACTGATAAAACAGTTCCAAGCAGGAGAAAATCCTAAAACTCGGGCGGACTTGGTTGAGTTTTACTTGACGGACTTGGGTCGTTTGCCAGACCCCGCCGGGTTCAATTACTGGTTGAACAAGTTCGGTACTGAAATAGACCCGAATGAAATGAAACAATTGCAGGCGGGAGCACAGGCAGAAAAAGCGCAAAAAGAAGGGATAGCTTCGCTTTACAAGCAATATGGTGAGCGTGAGTACGATCTTCCGGGCCTTGAATATTGGATGGGCGAAGCTGGTCGCGCGGGTGGTGTAGACCCAATTCGACAAAGATTTATTGCAAAAATGCAAAAAGACATTGATATGGCTAATGCGGGGTATCGGACATTTGATCCAAACCAAATGGGTAGCCGTATGACCCAAGAAGAAGCGGATATGTTGAACGCTAGAGCGCCGTACTTATATGGAACAATTCCCGGCACAATTAGCTCACAATACCCTGCCGGGAAAACTAACAACATAGCCCGTGAACAATTGTTTAATCTGTACACCCAAAACTTAGGCCGGACAACGCCAGACCAAGCAGGGTTTGAGTGGTGGGTTAATAAGATTGGCCAAGATGATTACATTTCTCCGGAAGAAGCGAACCAGTTTTTGGCTGAAGCAAAAGCCAGAGGGGAAACAGTTCGCAACCCCAATGTAAACTTCCTGAACATGGGTGGTATTGCTTCCCTAAAACAGGGTGGTTACCCCCGTCGCACGGGCCAGATTAGTGGACCGGGGACCGAGACTTCTGACTCTATCCCAGCTATGCTATCGGATGGAGAATTTGTTATGACCGCTCGTGCTGTACGAGGCATGGGCAATGGTAGTCGCCGTGATGGCGCGCGCAAAATGTATGCGCTGATGCATAAACTAGAACGCAACGCTGCACGAGGATAAGCCATGGCAGAAATTACCGAACAGATAGTCCGCGAAGCACCGGATATTGAGAGACGAAAAGTCGGCCTCATGGAGTCGGCGAAAGCCGCCATTGAGGCAATAGGGCCAAGAAATCTCCCTGCCTATCAAGTTGCTGGCCTTACCCCAGAGCAGTTAGATGCTTTGCAGTTGGGCGCACGTGGCATTGGTGCATATCAGCCTTACATGGGCCAAGCCGGTACGGCCATGACCGCAGGTGCAGGACTTCTCGGGCGCGGGGCAGATGTTTTGCAAGGGGCAGACACTCGTGGTCAGTTCGCTCCTGCACAAAGCACTTTGGGCATGGGTATTGGCGCGTTAGGCGGCGCGGCACAGGGCTTTGATCCGTCAAGAACGCAAGCGTTCATGAACCCCTACACGCAACAAGTCATTGATGAGTCGCTACGGCAGATCAATCGTCAAGGGGACATTGCTCGTCAAAACTTGCAAGCGCAAGCAGTACGTGCAGGCGCGTTTGGCGGATCAAGAGAAGGTATCCAACGTGCTGAATTAGAGCGGGGCTTGTCAGAGCAGCGGAATGCAGCGATCACTAATGCATTAAGCCAAGGCTATCAATCAGCGGCACAGCAAGCACAGCAGGCCTTTGAGCAGCAGCAACAACGCCAGTTAGCGCAAGCACAGGGCTATCAAGCTGCGGCAGGTATGTCCGGCAACCTTGCACAACAGCAGTTTGGTATTGGCTCACAGTTGGCAGCAGGTCTTGGGTCGCTCGGCTCACAGCTTTCGGCAGTTGGCTTGCAGCAAGGCCAGTTGGGCGAAGCCACGCAACGCTTGGGGCAGCAAGATGTCAACTTCTTGTTTGGCTTGGGTGGCACACAACAGCAGCAGTACCAGCGGGAATTGGATGCGCTCCGCGCTTCTCAGATGCAGCAGTTGTATCAGCCCTACCAAGATATCGCCTTCTTGTCCGACATTTACAAAGGCGCGCCGTCGAGCCAGATGGCACTTACCACGCAGGCTGCACCAGCACCAAGTCCGTTCCAGCAAGTTGCAGGCGTAGGCACTGGCCTGCTTGCAACAGGCGCGGCGATAAAAGGTATGGGCAGTGTCGGCCAAGGCTTCAGCATTTAAGGAATAGCTATGAAAGACGAAATCTTAAAGCGCCCAATGTTTTCGGAGCCGATGTCGAAAAAGACAATGAATGTTGGCATCATGCAGGGGTTTGAAGAGGACATGGACGATGAGATGGAGGACGACGCAGAGGAGTCCTCTCCGATGTCTCGTACACCTCAAAATCCAGAGATTCTGATGAATAACCTTCGTGGAGATATCAGATCAATTGATGCCCGGTATCTTGAACTGGCACAGATGGTTGGAGAAGACGCAGCGATGGAAACGCCGCCGGAAGTTCTGGCGATGCTGCAAAGTCAACTGGGTGCTCAAGCGCAGACTCCGCCTATTCCCGCTGGCGGGATTGGTTCGTTACAACAGGCTGATCAAGGTGCTGCTGCGCCGCCTATGATGCCTCCGGGCATGGAGGGTGCCGCCCCTTTTCCCCCGGGCGGGGCTGAACAAGCTCCGCCTACGCCTGATGGAATGCCTCCGCTTCGTGCAGCGGATGGCGCGTTTGTTACACAAGGAGCGCGTCTTTCTCAGCCCTTTATGCCAAGCATGTCTCGCGCTATGGAACTCGTGGGCGGCGAAGTATCACCAGAGCAAATGTCGGCTGAAGAAGCTAATTGGCTTCAGTCTTACCGTCTTGGCGGGGGATTCTCAGGTGGCTTGAGCATTCGTAACTTAGCATCAGAAGGCGCAAATAGATTAGGCACTGCTGTGTCGCCGTATCTGGCGCGTGGCCGCGAGTTGCTAGGCAGGGCTGTTGAGAAAGCCGATGAGTATTTGCCTTCTTTCCAAGGGCTACGTGTTGGCCCATTGCGCGGCGCGGATCAAGGCCGTGTAGTACTGCAAGGTAGAGAAAACATTGTGGCAGGCCCCGGTGGGATGCCGCAGATGGGCGCAGGTACCAGATTCCAACCCGGCAGCACGATAGAAGCAGGCCGTATCCCGTTTAGCCAAGCAGTGCGTGAGTCTTTCCGTGTCAATCCAAAAGGCACTGCATTAGCCACGGGCGTAGGCGCGGGTACAGCAGCCAGTATGCTTTCTTCGATGTTTGGTGGCGGCGGTGGCGATATGGCTAGCCGCTCTCCAGAAGAACTGGCGCGAGTAGTCGAGCAGATTAATCAAATCCCAACTGATCAACGCTCACAGACCTTTAGTGACATATCTCCTGCTACGGCCACAATTAATGTAGCCAATGCGGAGCAGCTCGATCTATCCACGCCGTTCGATACAATACCGAAGCCGGGAGCTAAACCCCCTCCTCTAGCTGCAAAAGGAGAAGCGGGTGGACCTACGCAGCCTCCTGTAGAAGGAACAGTTGCGAAGGATGCAGAGACCTTCATCAAAGACAAACTCAAAGAAGAAGCTCCTCTGAAGACCCGCGCAGAGCGAATCAAGGAAGAGTACAAAGGGCTAGAGCCTACCTTCCGCGAATTGCTTGGCGATACACAATCGGATATGCGCACTAATGCGCTGTTGTTGTTGGCAGATGCAGGCTTTAAGTTTGCTTCGACATACAAGCCAACCATGGCAATGGCGTTTGCTGAATCGTTTGCTGGTGTGCCGAAAGGTTTTGCTGCATTGGCTGCACAAGCTCGTGATCGTGACATCAAAATTAAAACTTCCGTTCTTCAGCAGGCTGTTGATAACGTCAATCTGCAAGATAAGTACGCTCGTGACTTCCAGATCGAAGGCCTCAAGATTCAGGGCAAAACAATACAAGAGTTGCTCAAGGCCAAGAATGCAAAAGAGCTTGAGGCAATTAAAGCGAAAAATGCGAAAGAATTGGAAGTCTACAAAGGAGACATTAATCTACTTCTTGAGCAGATTAAGAGCGGCGGCGTCGTTGAAAAAGACGGGGGCATGGGGCTTACCATTCAAGAGAGCAAGAGTGGTAGTTTCCTCGGCTCTTACATCAAGCCTGACAAAGAGGGCAACCTCCCTGCTCCAGTCCGCTCTGCAATCGATAGTCGTTGGACGCTGCGTCAAACGGATAACCCGTATGTTGAGAACCGTGGAAAGGCACCAACAACGGTTGAAACCGATAAGACAGAGCGCGTCAAGCTTGGCACTACCCTGCGTGGCCTAGACGATAGCCTCCGTGCGCTGGACGATCTGCGTGGTCAGTACTCGCAGTTGTATAGCCCCGGAACGTGGTTCACGGACAAGATCAATAACATCATTGTTCCTGTGTCTGGCGGCATGGTTCGTCCTGACGTTAATCAGACAGCGGCAGCAACGCAATTGAACGCTGGCTTAAATCAGGTGATGAAGCGTATTGCTTCGGCAAATGATCAAGGCCGTGTGGCGGTGCAGGAACAAGAATGGGCGCGGGATATGTTGGGCGGCTTGACTAACCCAACAGCATTCTTCTCGAACAAAGAGATTGCAGCCAAACAGTTCGCGGCAATGGAAACACAATTGCGGAACGCTCGTCAGCAAGTATTGACGCAGTTGGGCTTTGTGTCTGATGATATGTCCATGAGGGTACCTGCTACCGGTACGCAGAATGATCCGTTTGTTGTGCCAGCAGACCCGCAAGAGCAACAGAACATGTTCCGCTATCTGTCATCTACCATTGGCTCGATTCAAGACCCACGCGCCTCTGTGTACATCCGTATGCCTAACGGCCGAGTAGATCAATTTAACCCTGTCCAACTACGAGGGCTGGTACAAAAATGACCACACTGACCAACGCACGTGGCGAAGTCATTGATCTAACTACCGGCGAAGTTGTTGGCCGAGCGGAAGGTGCTCCCACTGCGGTGGGGGCTCGTTCTCCGCGCGCCGAGGCTGCTGTACCAGAGGGGGATCGACTAAGCGGGTTAGTAAATAACCTCTCTTGGGGCTTTAACTCTGCGTTGTTTGCTCTGCCTGATGCTGCTACGAAGGCGATTGGTCGTGGTCTTGGATTGAAGGAAGAGGAAGTATTTACCTTAGGTAAGTTCTTCAACAAAGGAGCAACACCTGCACGTAATGCTGAAGAGCGGTATGCACGGGCAGTGGGTGAAGGCGTTGGCGGCACAATGCCTTTCACAGGCATTCTTGCATGGGCAGCGCGTACTAGCCCGATGGTAACTACGGCTAAGACCGTAAAGACGGGTGTATTAAAAGGCATTGCTGATGATGCCATCAAGTTTGTGCAGAAGAGTCCAAGGGCTGCCGCCGCGCTTGATGTTGCATTTGGCGCAGGCTATGAGGGCCTACGTCAGGCGGTGGTTGAGAACGTCAGCGACGATGATCCTAACAAGGCGGTGTACGAGACCGTACTACCGATGGCCGCGTTTGTTGGTGGCCCGTTGGCACTGAGCTATGCCCCTTCTTTAGCCGCAGGCCGTGCTGTTAAGCAGAAGCTCAAGAGCGCTACAGCAGGTCTTGGTGACACAGAAAAAGAAGTCTTGAGTGAGCTTGGCTCAGTATTGAAGCTCCCCGTAATTCGTATCCTCCCACAGCTTTTGATAAAAAACGCGGAGAGAAAGCTCGTTCAAGTATTCGGTCCGATTGAGAAAAGCCCAGAAGCACAACAAGCGCTACGGCAACTGGAGTTAGCGATGCAAGACCCGCGCTTCGCGGAAGCCGGGTTTATGTTCGATGTGGCGGAGAAGACGATGTACGCGCCACTACTCGAACGTAAGGCAGAGTTGTTGAATCAACTTGGCCCCAAGGAGCTTGAGTCAACCAAAGCGCGCATCAACGAGAACCAGCAGAAGTTTGCAGCGCTGTTTGACAACATCGCGCCTGAAGCACGTCAACCGGTTATTGAAGCATTCCAAGCCGCACAAGCAGAGCGTCAGTCGTTCTTTGACAATCTGTTGACTGCGCAAAAGGATTTAACAGAGGCGGAGAAGCTTGCTATCTCCGAGCGCCTCGGTCCGCAGAACATGGACATGATCAACAACGAGGTCCGTGGCGCGCTGATGGGTGCGATGGAGTTTGATTACAACATGCGCAAGAATGTTCTTAGCCGCATGGGGTTGCGTCAAGCGACAAGCCCTGATGGTCTTCCAATGCCTACACGAGAGAACGGGAAATCTTTGTTCCCGGCTAGAGACATGGAAGGTGCTGCAAATGCGTTAATTCAAAAATACACCCCAGAACGCCCTTCACTACGAAACCCTATTCCTGAGCCTATTAGATATCTTGCTAATTTTGTTGTATCACAGCGGGATGCTCGTAATGCTCTTGAAAAACGAATGGTAAAGGAGTTAACTGATCAATCAATTAACGATCAGATCGCCGCGTTTAAAATGCCTCCTGATTTTGAAGCTGACGTTCGTAAGGCCGTAAATTTATTAATTCAAAATTTTGGTAAAGAAATAAAAAGAGGGAAAGAAGGACGGACTGCTGGCTTTTTAGAAATAGTAAAAAGACAAAGTGCAAGCATGATGTCTGATGGAACTATTGTTGTTCCTACAGGGATGCCGGGAAAGTCGGTAAAGTTCAACCCAAAAATGATTCAAGAGGATGCAAAACGTATTGCTGAAGAAAATTTAGGGGTAAACATCAACCTGCCTGAGGCATTGGATTACCTCGCTTCTGCTGCCCGGTTCCGTAACGATGCTCTTGGTCGGTACAACGCAGCGATGGGCAAGGGCGGCACCCGCTTGACAGATGCTCAACGTATTCTTGATACCGGCAATGCGGTGTACAAGGATATTGAAAAACTGATCTTGGACCACGTGCCTAAGATTAAGAGCGAGTACGAAGGCATGAAGAGCGTGCTTTCTGACTACCGCGCTGGCTTTGAGCAAAGTCTGCCTCTGTTGATCTCGCAAAAGCGGATGCGTGGTGACGAGTTCTTGCTTGGCAATGAACAGATCATGCAGCGCGCGTTCTCGAATGCTCGTAACCTGCAACAGCTACAAGTAACCCTCGGCGGCACTCCGCAGTTTGATGATCTGCTGATGAAAGGCACGGTTGATTGGCTGCGTAGCAAAGGCGTAGTGAATCAGGATGGTCTTGTTGATCCGAAGAAGATTCGTTCGGTATTGGATAAGAACAGGAATATCGTTGAGTCTTTGCCAGACAGCATTCGTACAACGCTAGATAACGAAGTCGTTCTTGCAGAAGACTATGTCAAGCGCATGGGCGAACTTGATCAGCGCCGTATTCTGGCTAAGAACGATGAGCTAGATCAGTTATTGCGTAAAGTTAGCCGCCCTGATGCTGATCCAAAACAAACATTGGCTAAGGCTATCCAAGACCCCGCCACGATGCGTGTCTTGGTAGACGAGCTAGGCAAGGACCCTGAACGCTTGGCCTCGCTACGCCGTGCCGTGTTTGATGTGGCAGGCGAAGGTGCTTTGCAAGGTGGCGCGCTCAAAACCTTCATCGACAACAATGAGAAGTCGCTGAAGGTATTGTTTAAAGACACCGGTCATTTAGACAACCTGAAGAAGTTGGCAGATATGCAGCGCCGGGTAAATGCCTTTGCAGATGTAACTGGGCAGATTCCTGTGTTTGAGTCGCTAGACCAAACGCTACGCAGTACGTTTGGCGCTGGCTTACAGTTCCTGACAACCACGGCACGTGAAGCAGCCGTTGGTCGTATTCGTCCAGAGACAGGTCTGCTGGCGGTGATGATTCGTTTTGCAGGTAGTTTGGAGAATCGTTTATACCAGCGAATCTTTACCAAAGCGCTTGAAGACCCGAACTTTGCAAAAAGCCTGACCTCGGTTAGCACCCCTGCACAAGCGCAGAAGCTGTTAGGACAATTTGAATCCATCGGTATTCCTCGCACCTCGCTGATGCCTGCACGTATGGCAACAGAAGAGGCTTCACGCGCGGCTGTTCAAGAGGAAGAGATTCCGGGGATGAGAGAAGCGCCTGTTGTTCCACGTGAAACAGCAGCGTCGATGTTGCGCGCATTACCTCCTGCGCCTCCTACAACGGGCTACTCGTTACGTGTGCCGACTGCTCCTCCACGTCAACCGGGAAGTCCCGCGCAGAATGTACCAATGATGTATCCAATGCTGTTCCCGAACGATCCAATCAGCGGTATGCTGGAGCAACGTAGACAGCAAATCCAACAAGGGCAGATAGCCCCTCCGCAAATGCCACAACAGTGAGGACGCCATGAAAAAGCAAGTATGGGATCAACCCCGCCCAAAGGGGCTAGGCAAACCGAAAGCATTAAGCCCTAAGAAAAAAGCTGCGGCAAAGGCAATGGCAAAGAAAGCCGGTCGCCCTTACCCGAATTTAGTAGACAATATGCGCGCAGCGCGTAAAAAGTAGCTGCTGGACACCGGGGAAAGCCACGTGTCGTTCTTCTCCCCTCACGCGGCCGGTGTCTTTAACGGCTCATCTTCGGATGAGCCGTCTTTTTCAAACTGCTCTACCCGCTGCATCCACTGGTCTTGATACTGCTGGAACTCCCTCCCGCAAGTAACAAACTCCTGCACTTCCCCGCTTTGCGCCACCATAAGGATCACGCCGTGGTCAATGTCAGTGCCATGCACCTCGTTATGCGCTTTGGCATAGGCCGCTAATTGCAGGAAGTAATCGTCAATCCACTCCCGCTTCTTCATCTTGTTAGTCTGCTTGAAGTCAAGGATGGAGGGCTTTCCGTTGTACACAGCCACACAATCGGTGGTCCCTGCATATTTCCCGGGGTAGTACACAGGCACTTCTGCGCCCCAGACCTCGTACACATTAGGCAAGAAATGCTCTACCAGCGTATAGCCCATGCGGTAGCCTTTTACCTGTAGCCACGTGCGCGGCGGGTCAAGAGGTCGGTTGAGCAAGAGCCGCTCAACGACGTTGTGCATGTGTGTGCCTACGGTAGCCGCGTCATTGCGAATACGCTCCGCATTCTCCTTGCCTACCCTATCTTCCCACTCTTTCAGGAAGGTCTGATCCTTAGTGCCTGACAGGATCGTCGTGACACTAGGCATCGGGGGCTGGCCTTCCAAAACATACCTACGCCCCGCTTCCGTATCAAGCCGAGTAAGTTTTTCATAGCGGTATTTCTTACGAACAGGGATTAGTTGCATTAGATTAGCCATCCTTTCAGTTGTTCTCCAAGCACCGCAGACGCAATGTCAATCTTGTTCCTTAACGCTTTGACAATATGCTCGTCCACCGTCTTTGTAGCGATTAGATCGATGTACGTCACCTTTTCTGTTTGCCCGATACGATGAGCGCGGTCCTCTGATTGCAGGCGCTTCTCTAGGTCAAAGCTATTGCTGTAGTACACCACCGTGTGGGAGGAGACGAGCGTTAGGCCATAACCGCCGGTTGTTGGATTGCCAACAAAGAAACGCAACTCACTGTTAGGGTCAGAGAACTCTTCAACAATCTTCTGCCGATCCTCCGCCTTGGTGTCGCCGTAGTAAGTAGCGACAGAGGTCATGCCGTATTCTTTCTGAATAGCTAACTTGATATCTTCAATGTTCTTACGGTAGTTCGCCCAGATAATTACCTTGCCACTGGCCTCTGCCAACAAGTCCATCAACTCCGGCAGCCTGTTATTGGGCAGCGCAATCTCCTGCCCATCGTCAAGCTTGACGTAGCCGCAGACAATCTGATGCAGGCGTAGTAGCTGCGTCAGCGCATTGGTCGTACTCATTAAGCCTTGATCGAGCACAGATAGCGCCATCAGCTTCATCTGCTCGTATGCCTTCTTCTGCTCCGCCGTTAGTTCTACGTCTCGGCGCAGGTAAATCTTGTCAGGCAGGTCAAGACACTCGTCTTTGGTGACGCGGAACGCGAACCTGTCTAGCTTGCTCTTTAGCTCATCCAAGTGCCGATATCCGACTACCTGCTTGAAGGTGTGCGTAGGCATCTTGCGCTCTACAAGGACCGCGTACCGGGCTTGGAAGGTGTAAAAGCTGGTGTGATTTAGGCACTCATCCCCCAAGAAATCGCACTGAGAGTACAAATCCAACGGGCTTTTGGTGACAGGAGACCCTGTGGCAATCCTGCGGTACACCGCTTCCTTACCTATTTTGACAATAGCTTTGGTGCGTTTAGCCGTATGGTTCTTGATCGTGGTGGACTCATCCACGGCCATAAACGCCTCTGT